CTCTTTCAGTAGCAGAATCTGATGGTGGTGGTGGTGTAGCCATATTTATAAATAGGTTAAAATAAAAAAATGAGGGACAATTAATCCCTCATTTAATTATCGTTTTGATTTTGATGAAGAACTTGCTTTTTCAATTTCTTCGTTTTGTTTCTTAATGTGATCTATTAACTTTGTTAAGAACCAATTTCTTAAACCAACTGGTAGATTGTAAGCTTCTATAAAAGACCAACCACCGTGCATTTTAAGATAGAAAAAGTGTTCATACACTGATTCCATATATTTATCACTTAGGCCAAAAAAATTCCGTTGTAAGCGGAACCTCCAATTCCTGTTCATAATCACAAGAAGAACAAGTAAATAATGTCTTTATTTCAATAGCTGGAACTATTTTAGAATATACAGTTTTTATAAACTTTGAATCTTTTGCTGGTAGTACTTCATTAATTACTTTTTCAATAAGTGCTCTATCTGTAACCTCATTGATTGAAACAGTAATAATTTTTAATAAATCAGTATTATTAGATTCTGGAAGATTCTTCCTCTTTTTATTTTCATTATTCTCTGTAATAGCTTTTTCGTCTAAGCCAGTAAGCAATCTAAGCTCAAACATAAACCCAGATGGAGTTGGAACTAAGAATGTATTATTTACTGTTTTTTTAATACTTTCAACTTCAAGTTCATGTTTTGGTTCAAGCTTTTCTAAATCTACAGTTACATTACTTTGTTTTGTACAAGATGGACAATTTATTTTTGTAGTATAATCAGCACCATAACCAGTAATTCTTGCTGCAACCATAATAGCAGATCTATCACAAGTAAGCAAAGTTTCTGGTCTTATACTTTTATCTATTACAACTGAAGATATTAACTTCTCTAATGCTACTCCTTTTTTGAGTAAACTTTGGGAAGTTAATATGTCCTCTTCTTTTGCGGTCATATGTTTGATCTCTATATGAGTCTGACCATGTAGTGGATGATTGGTAGGATAAAATTTACCTTCGCTTGGTAATTCTACATAACTTGTTGGAACCACAAAGTCCATCAAGTTTGCCTGTTGAAAGGCAGGGGCGGGAGATTGAGCCGCAACTTCCACTGGCTCAACCCCCATTCTATCTAAATTATTTCTCAAATAACACCTCTAAATTGTTATATTCTTATGTACCGCCACCAGTACGACTAGCAGGAGCACCAAAGAAAGCGGCTGCTCCCAAAGGATTGGTTACTGCACCCTCGGCACTTCTTGTAACTGATTCTGGTCCAATGTCTTCACCAGTAGCATTTCCTAATTCAAGGGTTGCATAATCATATCTAAAAGTCAATTTTACTTCTAGCAAATCATCTGATGTATAATCAAGTTGACCAAGATCGGCTTTTGTTAGAAAACAATTATGCAAGGTCCATGTTTCTAGAGCTTCGCTTGATGAGTCACCAATCTGGGTTACTTTAACCGCTCCTAATGCACCAACACCTCTTCTTTTAGAAATTGTAGTATGAAGACCACCAGTAGCAACTTCAGCAGGATTATCTGGTATATTATACCCCATTCTTGTCAAAAGTAAAGCAACAGTTCCAACAGTATCTATTGGGTCAACAGGGTCAACAACGGTTAAATCTACAGCATCCCACTCAAGAGAACCAGGATAGTAAAAAGTATGATTTAAAAATTTGTGTGATACATCTTTTATTGTAAATGATGGTTTTTTAAAAGATTTTGCGTACCAAACCAAATTATCATTATTAAATGCACCCATTGATATGATAAACTTACTTTTTCTTTTTGGGTCTTCACCAGTAGTTGCGCCTTGAGTCCAGAATGGCATTTTTAATTTCTCCCTTTATCTTTACTTATAAATAGTAGCTTAGTCAGCAAATGATGCACCAGTTCTAGTAATTACGAAATCAAGTGCAATAAACTCAATTGATCTTGCTGGTTTTACTAATACTTTAGCGTATAGAATATTTCTATCAATTAAGTCTGGTGTAGTAGTAGTTTCATCTAGTACAAATCTGTATTCTGTAATACCTAATCTACCTCTTACAGATCTCAAGAAAGTATTTGCTCTTGTGCTGAAATCATCCCAAGTTGCTCTAACATTTTGTTGGAACAAAACATTTTGAGATATTCTTGAAATTTGTTTCTTCAAGTATATCATTAATCTACGAACGTTGATTCTATCAAGTGCAGATGGAGTAATCTGCAAAGTCTTTTGTCCAAAGATTACAATATTGTTTGATGGGAACGAAGCAATTGGGTTAATATTGTTTTCGTACAATGAATCTCTATCTGCTGAATTAAGATGTAGTTTAGTAGATGTTACATCCCAACCTGCTGAACCTTGTGAAAGACCACCACGATTGAAACCTGCTGGTGCAAACCAAAGTTCTGATCTAGCTTCAGAGCTTGCAAATGTTCCAAGTGCAACTACTGAAGGTGGTACTACAACTCTTCTACCAGATATATCATCAACAATTTGTACTGCTGGGAAGAAGCAGCAACCATAGCTTGAATTAATAGCTCTGTCTTTAATACTTGCTACAGCTTGATCAACATCTGGTCTTCTTGAAGTTTCATCAAGTGTATTCTCATATTGTGATACATAATCATTTTCTATGTCAATAATTGCTAAGGCATCACCTCTTTCTTCACAAGTATTTATTAATTGTAAGGTAAGATTTTCATTAGTTAAACCTGGTATTGTCATTAAGTTACAATCAACAAAATCTGGATCAGATACTGTATCAATTGCTCTTGAGATTGTGTTGAACATATAGTTGTTTGAGTCTGTGCCATTTCCAATATATGTGTTATTGATTATTGGCTCTGATTCAGTTACATCATAACCATTAAATCCGCCATATAAAGGAGCTGTAAACTTGTCAAATCCAGCATCTAGTATGTAGCTGTATCCACCGCTTACGGCTGTTTCTGATACGCCAGTTGTTCTATAGGTACTGCTGTACCCGCCCTCTATTACAACGTTAGATGAATCTCTTGTAACTTTAACATTGTCAAGTGAGAATTTGACACCGTACTCAAGTCTCAAATCTGTTGATTCAACTTCAGTTGCATACAATGAAGCTGGTAAAGCTCTTGCATAATCAGAATAATTTGGATAGAAATCAACACCATCATCGGTCTTACGAGTTGTTATACCAAAGTAAGCTTTTGTAACATTTCTTACTCTAGTTCCATCTTCTGTAGCTGTTGCTCTTAATGGGAATGATGGGAAATTGAAAGAAGCTGTGAAGCTTGTTGGAGCATCTACGAATACATTTGATTTGTATGGTTTGGTAATTGCTGTTGCACCTTTAGCAAATACATGATTGAATTGTGATGGAGTAGCTGAGCCAAAGCTTGAAGCATAAGCACTACCAGAGTGTATAGTAAATCCTTTGAACTTAGGAGCAGCCAAGAAACCAAATGGTAGAAGTGAAGGATCAACAAGACCATTTTCAACTTCACTTGTTACTTCTACTCTTACAATATTAGAAGCATTTGAGTAATTTCCATACTCTCTAAGTCTACGGTCTGTATCATCCCATTCGTAGTATTTGTCACCTATTCTCTTAACGATATAATCATCAGAAGATGGGTTCAAATCAACGTTACTAAATGTTTCTACTGCCTCTACATTTTTATCTTTTTCTGAAACATTTCTGATTTGAATTGTAAATTTACCATATGGATCTAAATCTGGATATGCTGATCTCTTAATATTTGTTATTGATATTTTGTAATTATTTTGTGCATAATCACCATTATCAAGACAAATAAGTTTGAATAACTTAGTCATTGTTGTTGGGTCATAAGATGCATAATTTGTTGATACATCTTGTGAAATAAACCATCCTGTTTCTGCTGGTTTAGAACCCATTCTCATATCTTCTCTACCAACGGAAGAACTACCTAATGCTGCAATAAAAGCATATTGCTGGCCAGTTAGTAGAGAGGTTACATCGCCCAAAGTGTCGTCAACGTTTCTAGTAAAGGTTTCACCTAACCAATAGTTTTTCAAGTTAGTTGTTGTTGTAACAGCATTATTTGTTAATATTGGATTTGTATTAAACTTTTTTCTAATGTAAAGATCTGAATCTGGATTGAAGTTAAAGCTGGTTACACCATTAGTTATTGTTGAATTACTTTCATTTACAACAATTGCTTTAAACTCTGCGTATGGACCTTGAGAGGCAAATATAGTTGCAGAACCAGTTGCAGCATTACCATCTGGTGCTGTACCGCTGAGCACAATTGCGCCTTTTTCCATATACCAAACTGCTGCTAATGTTCCAGTTACGTGAGTTGTTGCAGAAGCTGAAGGCATTATGAAAAGACCATAAGCACCACCATTTGTAGAAACAGAAGTTGTAGCGGAGCCAGAGGTTGTCCAACCAGCTTTACCAGCGGTTGTGGCTGTGTTTGATTCTTCACCTAATAATCTCATCATAATTATTGGTCCAACACCAGATCTTAAATAACCTATAGCGGCATATGAAGCATAGGTTGTTGCTGGTACTGCACTATTTGTCCAAACATCCACAGTAGCACCCACACCACCTGGAACTGGCTCACCAAACACTCTTACAAATTCTTCTACAGATCTAACAATAACAGGACGCATTGCTGGACCTTTTGTTGTTCTACCGAATATTATTGGTCCAACATTATTTAGTGTTGAAGGAATTTGTGAATTATCTATTTCTCTTGTAAAAATACCTGGAGAAACAAATCTAAAACTTCTAGCAGACATTAAGTGGTACTCCTATTAATAACTAATTTATACTGAAGTAAATAGTTAAAGTTTTATCGAAAAGTATTAAATAACTTCATTAGAATTAACTTTTACAACTCTTTCTCTAGTTAATCTAAAATCAACGTAATTTTCTCTTATTGTCAACATGCAACCATCAGTTGTTTCTTCGTTTCCAATTAAATAACCTAAAACATCAAAAGTAATTTTACTAATAAATATTCTTTCATTTTCTTGTAAATTTTGAGAATTATTACTAAAACTAATTGAGTCACCTTTAAAAAATAATTCGTATCTGTGCCCTTCATTAAAAATAGGATATATTCTTGATTGACCGTTTTTAGTTAAAAAAGGAATAAGCATATCATTCATATGTTGTTGATATTCTGTCTTTAATGTTAATGTGTATGTACATTTCACATAAACAGGAGAAGGACCAGACAATATTTCATAAACAATTTTTTTATTTTTATATTTTCTGTTTTCTTGGCCTGTTCCATTTCCCTGGCTAGATAAGGAAGATTCTTTTCTTTTTGCGTCTGCATTTGCAAAATTAGAAGTTTTTAATTGATTAATAATACTAGAATAGAAATAAGAATTACCACCTTTATAATCTGAGTTGGTTATTGGTATAGTTGAGAAAAACTTACCCCTAAAATTTGGATCTTTAGAAATTGAAGTTCTTTCTAATGACATTAATGGTAATTTAATTTTACCACCACTATCTCTTAAATCAACATTATCTTTTATTTGAAATGTTCTTTCTGCTGAAGCCCATATCAAAGGTACTCTTGAATATCCTTCAAAAGTTGTTACATTAACTTGTATATTGTTTATTATCCAATTATAAACAGAAACATCAATGGTTTCAAAACTTGATTTGTTTATTGGTATTTGAATTAAATTTAATGGTTGAGAATTATTGTCCACTATGGTTTATCCTGTATAAATAAGAATAGGAATCTTTTGATTAATTTTCTGCATATCGTCAGAAAGTTTACCCTCAGCTTCAGCAAGTTTGTGATATGTGATTTGATCAAGAATTTTATTTAATTCTTCCTTTAATTCTTTCTTTTCTTCTTTTGCTTCAGACATTAATGCTGTACCATTTAATGTTACGCTTTCACCAGGAATTGGAATATTATTAAATTTAGATCTAATATGTCCAAGCATCTCTTTGCAAATTGCAAGAGCATATCTTCTAATCCATTGTTTACCAATTGAATTTATATTATTATAAGGTATATTAGCAAATGGAAGAGTATTCATATTATTTACGCCTCCAACAGTATCATCAGCAGAGCCAGATGTTGTTTCCCAAGGATTAGATTGGTTTGTAATTGAAAATTCAACCCAATAATTTGTAATACCTATATCTGTTGGTTGTGGAAAAAATCTTATTTTATTGTTTCTAATCTCATAAGAAAAGTGAGAGTTTCTTGTGTAAATAGCTGTTTCATATGCCATAGCTTGAAGTTTGTTGTGCCATGTTGGGATTACTTCAAATGTGCTATCGTCTGCATATTGACCATAAGATGAAAGATTGCCAATAGCATTTAACCCACCATAGTATCCAAAGAATCTCCACATTGAGTTTGGAGTTTTATAAAATACTCTTCTAATAATAACTCTTTTATTTCCAACAGAACCAGAGTATGGAACTGGACCGCCAGTAATAGGATCGTAATTACTTAAAGAAGAAGATTCAATTATTGCTTGCAAATCATAATCTTGTACAAACGGCACAATAGGTACTGAAGCTGAATAGATTGGTTCTATTCCACCAATACCAGCTTCTGTAGCGAATGCATCACCATATCTTGAAACGTAATGAAGATTATATTTTGGATAAGCTAATTCTGGATTTTGACCAACCAGAGCAGAACCAGATTTAAATTCACCATCTTGATTAAAAGAACCAGTTGTAGCTCCAAGCATAGTTGGTAAGGCGTTGATAGATTGATGAAGATTAACAATATAAGAGTATTCTAGTACTGCTTCTTCATAAGCTGCATAAACATTTCCTGTTGTTAATTCAATATCTAATACATCGCCACCAAGCCTTTTATAAACAAACGCAACTTGGTCTGCTGCACCAGAAAGAAAATCTGTATTAGATGAATAAATCCCTAATGGTAATGCAATTGAAACATCTGCTGGATTACCACTTGACGGAAGGACAATTGCACTTAAAGTGGAGGCTGGAGTTAAAATAGGAACTGCCATTCAATAAATACTCCTCAATACTTTAAATAGTTATAAACAAAAGAAACCCCCCAATTAAGGAGGGTTTCCTGTAGTTAAAACAAAAATTAAACTTTAGAGTATATGAAAGCCCAATTATTTGTACCAGCTTTAACAGCCATACCACCACAACTTGCTGACAATATTGCTACCGAAGCCAAACCAGCAGTTAAACCATTTAATGTATTTGAGCCAGTTGCATACACTTTAACATCTGCTGTACCTACATTTGAAAGTATATAAACTTCACCAGATGTTGCATCAGTTGGAAGTTTTACACCAGTATTGGCAGCACCAGAAACATTAGTTACATGGTTTACAATTGCAACAGAATCATTAACAGTTGTTCCAGCAGCAGTTAAATTTGCTGATGCTACGTCTGATAAAACTAATCCACCACCAACAGTTGAATCACCAGATGTTGCTACACTTGTCATTGTTTGAGCAGCAAGTTCTTTTCTCATTCTTGCTACGCTAAATTTAGAACCCATTTTAAAAACCCTCCTATTGGCTTTTAACCAACAAAATAAATAGTTTGAATAAATAAGAAAACCCCCCAAACCTTTTGGAATGGGGGGGTTTCTTTGCCTAATTAGGCTGCTTTATCAAGCTCCGCTCTCACCAAGGAGGCCACGAATGATTACCAAGCCGTAAAGGTCTGGTTTAACCATTTTCTTGGCGTAACGTGTCATTACGCCTTTGCGTGGAACGAAGTCCTCAGTACCAAAGATGGTAGGAGTGACTTGTAGTGGAACGTATGGAGCATAGACATAACCAGATTCAAGGAAACTGGAACCTTTGCGACCAATGAGGATTACGTTACGAAGGAAGTATGGATCAACGTAAACGTCCCATTTCTTGGAGATTGAACCAACATTAACTGCACCAACTTCACCTTTCTCATCTTCATGAGTTACTTTAGCTCTGAAACCAGAAGTGAACTCAAGAATGTTTGCAGTTTCTGGACCGCATACGAGGAAGTTTGCACCACCGCGAAGTGTCTTTCTGTGAATTTGAGCTGATACGTCATTGATTGTCTCAATGAGGGTTTCGTACCATGCGCTTACAGTACCTGTGAAGTCTGGAGCCTTAGCTGATGCGCCAATCTCAACGCCAGTTGTTCTGTTGACGAAAAGACCTGGAGATCTTGCCCAGTAGAATGTACCAGCAGTTGCACCTTTGATTAGGTCTTCAAGAATTTCACGGTCTATTTCAAGACCGATTTGTTCTGAAAGAATTGAGGTAAGCTCAACTTCTGCATCAAGATTGTGGTAAGCATTAAGGTCTTGACCAAGTTCTGGTGTCCATTTTGCTTTGAGTTTCTTGGTTACAGCGGTGATGCTGATTGAATCTACACGAATGTCAATTTCTGGAATGTTTGCATTGCCTTCAAGACCCCATGTACCTTGACCAGCAATTGCACCAAGAGCATTGGTTGCGCCAGCGGCTACTGTTGTACCGAATGGATCAATTACTGGTGCAGTTAAAGATGAAGCTGCAACTCCAACAGCTACTGAACTGAATGAAGACTCTTTTGATACTACAACACGAAGTACGCTATCACTTGGGCGTGTTGTTAAGCGACGAACTTGTATTGAGCTTGATAGTTGAATGGTGGTTCCAGAAAGAACAGCAGCTACCAAATCTTGCTTGTTAAAGAGAGTAAGATCGGCCATAGTTAAATCAAGAACTTGGAAGTAAGTTGTACCAGAAACAAAGTCTGGGTCAAATCTTACAAGTTTATCACCAGCTTCTGTTGCACCAAATATAGCTGGACCATGTACGCTTGATACTGAACTTATAGTAAAGGAACCTGTTGGTGATGTATAACCATTGTTCATGTTATAGAAGCCTTTCTCAGCATTTACACCAGTGAGTGAAACACCGCCAGTGATTTGTTGACCGAGAACACCACCACCGTAGAGTGAATCGCTTGTTCCGTAACCAAGTCTTGGAGCACCATTGGTGTCGGAAACTTTGAAGTCAAGGAAGAAGATGAGGCCAGATGGAAGGCTCATTGGTTGTACTGATACGAGGTCGTTGGCGATAAGACCAGCGAATACTCTGCGAACGATTGGGAATGCAACTGCTGCGAAACCTTCTACGTCGCCGCCAGCCATTGAGTTAGACTCGCGAAGAAGTTCTTTAGCTTGATTCTCAAGAAGTCTAGCCATTGTGTGTTTATTTCTTTCTGAAGAAATTCCTTCAAGAAGACCAGTTCTTTCCCATTTGCTTAAGAGGGCTGAGCCTTCTGCTTGAAGATCTCTTTGTACCATACCCTCTGTCAATTTTTCAATAATAGACATAGTAATAACTCCTTAAATGTTATTTATTTTTAATACCAGCTAATCTTTGCATTCTCTCAATTACTGGAGGTGGTGCATCGTTTTGCTTGGTTTGCATGATAATTGATGAAGTTCTATTTATTGCTTCGCTAAGTGATTTTGGAGCAGCAACTTTATTGTCGCCCGACACTGTGCTTTGAAGTGTTTGATAAATTGTTTTTGCTTCATCGGCTGATTCGGCATTGGATAGTGCTTCGACAATCTTAGATTTTTGTCGCTCATTCAAGGAGTTACTATTCAATACTTTGTTTTTGTATAAAAGTTTGGCATTTGATGTTGTTAGTGTATCAAGCCTCTCTTTAAGTGTTGAAACTGCTGATTCGTACTCTTCAACTCTGTTTGCGAGTGCTTCTGCAATTTCAGAAATTTTACCAAGTTTATCTTGAAGTGAATCAAGTTTTCTTGATAATAATTTATTCTCTTTTGTAAGTTTTTTGTTTTCTTCACTAACTTCTGCTGCTTCTTCTTCTGCTGCAAGTTGTGCTTTCTTTGCAAGTGAAATATCTTTTGCGTATTCAACTTCAAGTGTATTTGCTGGATATTCAATATTTCCATATGGAACGTTTCTTACATCAACTGTAAGTTTCTCATAAAGATCTAAAAGCTCATCTTTATTTACTTCATATTCTTCTTGAAGTGATACTGGTTCTGGGCCTGGAGTTGGGCCTAATGATGCAGGTTGTACGTTGCCAATCTCTACACCAGCCTCGTTTGCCATATCTTCAATGTCAGAGAGATTTAAATCAATTGTTACTTGTTCTTTATCTTCTGGACAAGCACATAATTTTTGACCATCTCTAAATGCTGATGGCGCTTGATCTTTTAAATTTGACCCACCAGTTGGTTTAACTCCACCCATATCAGCACCAGTGGGTGTTGCAGTTCCAGTTGCTTCTGTTGCCGAAGGTTCAGTAAATCCAAATCCCAATCCTTCTTCTTGCTCTAAAAGACTTTTCAAAGCCTCTTTTACATCTGTTGAATATTTTTCTAAAACTTGTGCTTCTGCATTCTTAAGAGCTGCTTCTTTAAGTGCTGTTGCGTCAATAATTGCTTGTTCTAACAAAGAAGACATTAAATCGTTCTCCAATAATAAATTAATAGTAGTCAAAGATAAATAGTAACTATTTTTATAAATAACCAAATGTTGTTATATAAAATAAAAACTTGGGCATAATTAAAACCCTTTAGTTACTAAATTATAAAAAACTTTACCAGTAACATTAGTGGTCTTAGTGATTGTGGCAGTAGAATGGTTAAAAGAGAGTACATCGCCACCGCTAAGTTCACCAAATTGAATTCTTATTGGATAAGCAACATTAGCAGCAAGTGAAGCTGTACCAGATTTTTCAACGTTACCATGAAGTCCAGCATTATTAACTGTTGCATTTGCTGTTGTAAAACCAGAAACCGCATTATCTCCAATCCACATAAAAGATGCATCATCAGAACTTAAAAAAAATGTATATGTTTCAGTAGTCGTAGGAACAAAATACCCTAACCATTGCATACTAAAGTTTTCACCATTATCTGCACTTGATTCCTCAATTATTGTTGTTTGAACCAATGTTGCAGTTGAAGTTGCTGTAGCAAACCAAGAAGGAACATCATTAAAATAACCAGAAAAAGTTGTTCTATATAAACCAGCAGATAAAGTAATTGCTGGCTTATAAGATAGTGGTCCTGCAAAAGCTGAAATTGTGCTAATCATAGTTTTATCCGTATGTACTCATTTGTCCCAAAGTAACCCAAGTGCTCCCAGAACGTATAAGTGAGAAACCAAATATGTCATGTTTATTTGCATTTCCTGTTGGAACTACACCATTTGCCCAATTTATTGTACTTGATGTGCTGTTGATTTGAACAGCATTTACGATTCTTGCTGTTGCGCTTTGTGATAAAATAACTGTGACAGATGTTGCTCTGTCAGCAGTTGTTGAAACATTTGTAAAGTTTGCAGTAATATTTGCAGTTGGACCATTGTTATAAAAAATAGAATTGTTAGTAGTATCAAAAGTAACAGAACCATTTCCAGCAGAGGACAATGTTATTCTTTCTGAAATCTTTCCAAGAACTGTTGAGGTTGTAGCATTTAAACTACCACCAATAACAACATTTCCTGCATCATCTAGTGTATAGATAGTTGATGAATATGTACTATTTACAATTTCAAATGTACCAGAATTAGTTAATCTAAATGTTTTTGTTGGAGTTACGGCACCAGCAGAAGTATTTGTTGCTCTTAAGAAATCTATGTAGGTAGAACCACCAACTGTATTAGAACCAGATACCAAGATTGCTTGTCCTGTTCCAGAGGATGAAGGAACAATAAGTATGTTTCCATCTTCTCCAGCAGAAAATCTTTCGGTTGATAGATAATCTTGAACAATAAATTTATGTCCTGCTGAATCATTATTAACGTCAAGTCTTGCAACTATGTTTCCACTTGATATTAAACTCATTACGTTAGCACCAGTGCCAGGAGCACCAATTAAATTTCCTGTTCTTAATGCAACATCATTATTTAACGTAGTAATACCCAAACTACCAGAAGACCCTATATTAACTGTACAAGTAGCCGCTGGTCCTGTATTAGTGCCTATGTTTATAGTTTTTGTAGCACCACCAGTAGTATTAGTTCCTGTTGCTATGTTTGTTGTAGAAACGTTTGTTGTTCTTCCAAGGTTTAATGTAAAAGCACCACCAGTAGAACCAACATTTAAAGTTGCAGTGCTAGCTGATGTTAATAAATTAAATGTTGCTGCTGTTGATAAAAAATCTCCACCATTCAACAATAAATTACCAGACGAAGTAACATTAGAAGTAACATTTAATGTTCCTGTAATTTCTACTGCTGCTGTTTTTACTGATAAAACAGTAGAACCGCTTGTAACTAAATCTATTTGATTATTAGAAAAATCTAATTTAGTATCTCTTCCAGAATCATCTTCTGCTATTATGTCACCAATAACTTGTGAACCTTTAGAATATTTAAATGCCATATCATAAATAGAACTAAAATAAAAAAAAGGAAGGCACCATTTTACTGATGCCTTCCAAAATAATTCTAATATAAAACCAGAATATAATTTTAGATTAGAAGATTCTCCATGTATCTGTATTTACATAGACTAATTCAACCGCTGCGTAATCAGATTCAAGAACTATTGTTGTTTCACCATCAATTGTTTGTGAACCTACTGCTGCAATTATAATTGTTCTTGTAGAAGTAAGACCCGCTGGTGCTTTTACTCTTATTGATTGTCCAACAGTTAAACCTGCTGAAGCTGGTAGTGTCCAAGTTCTTGATACAGAAGCTAAATTTGTTGTACCATAATTTACACCAACTACTAATGTTGCATCTGCATCACCAACTTGAGTGACTGTTGATGCCATTGTACCATAGAATGTACCAGCAAATGCAGGGGCTTTGATTGCCAATGAAGAAGAAAGAATATTTTCATTTCCTGCTAGACCGTCAATATTATCTTGTGCAGTTAAAAGTGTTGCCCATTGATTTGAACCAGAACCAAAGTTAATACCATACCCAGTTCCAAATGCAGTTGAACCATCACCAATTACTATTGCTGCATCTTCAATTAATAATGAGCCAACTGAAGCGGAGAATGTTGTCCCAAGTACAATCAAATCACCATTAACAGTAAGTTTTTGTAATGATGAATCGCCAGCAGAAACAGTAAGACCACCAGCATTAACAAGAATACCACTTGATGCTGTTATTGAAGTACCAACTTGTAGATTAG